GGATTTCATAACAAAGGAAGCACTCATGGCGCGTACATTGGTCGAACGTTACTAAACTTTCAGATCGTGTAAATGATCAGTAGGGACCCTGTGGTCTTTTTACCGCAGGGAACCCCTCCTAATCAAGCGTTTTACAGTTAGATCTCGCATTACCCATTCTCTGTAGAGATGGAATAAGACAAGAAACACTGTATTATTCTTGAATAGTATAGTCTTTCGCGTTCTATAATGTGTAGATCACATGGAAACATATCTGTTATGAGAGAGCTCTCAAATTGTGGATGACCCATCATCAAGGGTCAAGAACACAAACCTGATGGTATTAAGATCAGTAGAGTTCTCACGACTTATTAAGGACTTTTCCTTATTCGTTTAGAGAGCTTGAAAGCGAACCGCGATCAGCGCCGAAATAGCCTAACCTGTAGGGGAAACATCCCCGAAGTACCACGATTGGTACTTACAGGCTTAAGCAACATTTCGTCAGCGGAAGATACCGTCTTGTCTGATAAAATCTTTATATAAATTCTTAAAGCATCCTCAAAAGTCTCTATTTTAAACATAGAGCCCAAAGGTTCACGGATCTCTCAAAGAGAGCCCACAATCCTAATGGATTTCGTGAATGCCCAGGAATTATAAAGATCTACCAAGACTGAGATTGCAGGGCCACGCGCACCAAGGGATCTAATAAGATCACGAGGTGCTATGGCCTGCACTTCCGATGCCAACTTAAGAATTGAAGAGTCCAACGGTTTTAGTACCTCTTCTTTGAATTCATCCAAAAATGAATCAAAGCACTTAGGAACTGACCCACGAAGGGACAGTTTCTGCGTAGAGAAATCTGCCTTAGCTATACCAGCTAATCAAACAAGTTGACAAGCATGGTTTAGCCTACGGAAAGATTTTCGACGCGAGATATACCCAAAACCAAGAACTCGGAATTGCCTCACAAGAGACAATCCATTCTTAAGACTGAAAGCTGATCACGAAGCAAGATCCGACAGTGCCTTCTCCAATTCCAACCAGGAAATTGGAGACACATCGACACCATGGGCAAAAGTTCTCTTTGCAAATTCTAAACCCTCTCCCGAAGGAGAGATTATAGATTTGTGAAGACCACATTTCACCGCAATGTCTTCTAGTATTTGAAGATACCGGATCATTACTTTTTTGGATCCCAAGACTAAGTCATCACCAAGTACAGCGTACAAAGTGAATAACTTATTCTGGGGATATCCAGCCTCCCAAGCTGCCACCTGGACAATGAAGTGGTGAACTACGGCCAACATCGCCCAACTCGAAAGAGCCCCCATGGGTTGCCCCACAGAGTACCTGACTTTTTTGTTCAACTTGAACTCAGAAGATTTTATAAGGTAATGGCGTGATGTTAGTAGATAAGCCCACTTTTGACCGAAAGCTGGATACTCCTCAAAGAGGCGGTCCAGCAGCCGGGCCTGTATTGCTACAGGTAACCGATCGGTTGCAGAAGACAAATCCAGAGAATACAATGGTAGACCCTGACGTTCGGTGATCTTTAAAAGTCGTCGAATAGGTCTCAGTTGGTTGAATGTACCATCCATAGGAATCTTTCTCAAAATAGAGAACAGAAGCTTATGAAGTGGTGCTAACAACCATTGAGTAACCGGATCTACCATGGCAAAAACCCGTACTTTCCCCGCTGCCTCCTTCTTGATACCCAACTTACCTAACGGTAAGTCTGCTAAAGCGGGATTCTTAGCAGCGGCCTCAGGATAAAGATCCTCTCATCTACCAGCTCTATTGATAATAGCCTGGAGTAAAGGTGCATATCAAGCACTAAACTCTTGGACTACTCAATAGTATGGTTTATTGATCAAACTTCAAATGGAGTTTGCCAATAATACAGGATGAGTTGATCAGTATTGCCTGAGACCCTTTTTCTGCTTAGTTTCTCGCAGTGGGTTAGAAGCTATCGCTGTGTTCTGTGGGGAAGATTTTAAAATCGAGAATGTACCAAATTTCATAGACATAAGTTTTCTAGGAATTAACCTAGTTAACTCGTCTCGACAAAATAATTGTCAAAATTTTGGTATAAACCGATCAAATCTCCCCATGTCAAAGAACACCCCGGGGTCCGTTATTGAATCTAGTTTCAAAGTTCCTTTGAAATCTAGTACTCTGAAGATCGCAAAAGCGGTCAATCAGAATTTCATCAATATTGGAGCCCCAGGTCCTCAGTTCCGTATGATAAGACGGTGTGAGGCAGGGATAATTCGAGGCAGGCCCCGCCGAGATCTCGAAACTCGAGGTCCTAGCAGGGTCAAGTCAGGAACTTTATGTCCTGCGACAGATTGTTGCAATATAACAGAAGAAACCTTGAGATAAAGGACAAGTCCTTTAACTCCCTGTTTCTTCCGTATCGCAAAAACAGTCTTCGCGAATAATTTCAAGTCCTTGATAAGTCTTCCAGATACGTTTCCTCCCACGATCAGACGCATATTCAAAAGATAGCGTATGAAAGTGGACTCCGCTTTTACACGGAGGATGTCACCTAGTCTTTTCACGTCATAGGCTCAAGTTGCAAATCGAAAATTAAATTTTTGGTTTTTAGCTTAAGTTTTTTGATAGAAAATCCTAGGACTTCGGTTTCAGACCCTTACGGGCCCGGCCGCAGACACCTTGTGAAAGGAGAGGATTAATCTTGCGATTTATCAAGTATAACTTTGATAGTGTCTAAGTAGAACATTTATGCCCTATCTAAACAAAACCTTTGCCCTATAGCCCGGGAAGTCTCTTGATTTCGCGGTTATAGCCGAAAAGATAGCTGTCACAGTTGTGACCTATCAGCAGGGGTGCTAGCCCGACTGAAGGCCTCCGTTTGCAAAGCGGAACCAACCTTCACCAGCTAGTTTTCTTTTGAATTTCCAGAGTCCCCACACACGCTCTTACGCGGAGTGTTGGTATACTCCCCGTACCCGAAAGGGATGGGCGGTAGAAATTCAAGTGGAGCTATAACTCACAGGCGCTGTAGATAAAGTACTTTAAGTACCCGAGGTCCGCTTGGACCTCCTTTGAGAGTAAAATCTCA